TGAAGATTGCCGAGTCCCACGTTAAAGGAGAACGAGACTAGGGCGTCAAATTGTCCTTGATTACCAACAGACCCAGGGCAAAGGCGGGCCACGCCACGCTCAAAGCGGCCAAGGTCTTCAGCAAGCAAAGCATCAACTTCTCCCATTGTGAGAGTGCGATCCCAGCCTGCCGGTATCGGTAGATTGCGCCTTTCATCGAACTTTACTGTTGCGTGGGTAGGGTCAATGACGTGGCCGACTCCGACCGTCCATAGCAGAGCCGGACACCGGTAAGGGCGCGTCCTTACGCCCTCGTGATGCTTAATCGTGCGGATTGCCGCTTCGGATACCTTCACTTTTTCCCAAAGGCTTGCGTGCCAAACCAGAAAGCAATAATCGAGGACAGGATCAGCATCTCGTCCTCAGAGAAGACGTTTTCCAGCGCAATCGCAAACGGTACGCCTTGGTTCCACGCATACCACATGCCAGCCATGTTGATGACAACCAACTCCAGCACAAAAATGTAAGTGACGACCGGGCGCACGGAGGCACGCAGGTTGATCATCCACTGGCTTGCACCCTTGCCGATCTCAACGTCGTGGTTATAGAGCGACTGACGCTCTTCGCCAGCCGTTTGGGTCTGAATCTGCTCTAGTTTGATCTCTTCAACGCGAGCCTGGGCGATAAAGCCACGCTCGGCCAAGGCCAACTCACGCTCCTTTTGGGCAGCGACAAGGGCTAACTCGTGCTTCTTGTCCTGACGGTCTTGGAAGATTTGCAGAATTTTGGGCAGGCCGCCGGCCAAGAACGACAGAAAAGTGCTAACCATCGTCATCATTTGTTGCGCTCCTCCATCAACTTGACCCGCACCTGCAAGTCGTGGATGTCTTCCATCAGATCGTCCTTGAGTTCCTGCCGCTTGGCCGCGCTCAACGGGCTGTCGGTCGGCACGCCGTCTTCGGTGATGAGGATCGGAATCTTCGACTCGATAGCAATCAAGCGGTTTTGGAACGAAGTGATCTCGCCCAGCAGCCAAGCCACAGCAGCAAGCAAGACCGGGAACAGCATGTCCACGACCTTTTCCATACTGAAACTGGGCTTCTCATCGCTCATTTGTCCATCTTCTCGTCTAGTTTGTCGAAGATTTTGCCGAGCATAGACTTGATATCGTCGATGTCGCGCTGGTACGTGGTCTGCGTCACATAGGTCAGAGGCATGTTACGGATGTCTTTATCCAGTCGCTCAATGCTGCGCGTCAGGTTATTTACCGTCCAGCCACCAAGGAAGGCAGCCACGCCCAACACGATGTTGAAAAGAACCTGCATGTCGTCCACGTCACTTCTCCGAAAGCGCCTGCGTGGTGACAGATCGCAGAACAAGGTTAGCCAAAGCACCTACCATCAGGATGGCCGCAGCCACTTCCTGACCCCACAGCACGGTCATGTGACCGCCCATCAATTCCAGCCCGCCAAGGACGGCCAGCAGGACGTTCCACCAAACGGTCTTTGATTTAAGTGCGCCTTTAAGCATGGTTATCTCCCGGCTAAAGCGTTAATCATTTCAGACTGACTAAGGAAGTCAGTAGCGGGGCGCACAGCGGTTTGACCGACTGGCAGCGCTAAAGGAGCAAGCGGCGCCTGCCTAAACCCACGCATAGCGCGAGCCGCATTTTCGGCGCGACGAGAAGCAAGCACGTTTGCGGTTCCGGTGGCTGCGGCACGGGTCGTGGCGATTCCGCCCATGATAGTCGCGGCGGTAAGCGGATCAATCTGCCCAATCTGTGCGGCAAATGGCGTAGAAAGACCGCCAACGCCTGCGTACAACGTACCACCAAGAGATCGCTGCACACGCAAGGCTTCGCCAATATCCGTCAAAGTTTCTGCTACCTTGCCGCCATCAATAACTCGGTCAATAAACTCTTGTTCTTCAGGACCGAATCGGTTGTATGCGCGAGGATTGTTTCGCTTGAACTTGCGGAACTCATCTCGAACAGCGGTATCAAGCGGGGATTTTGACAGTTTTGCACGCCGCAGCAAATCACTCATTTGTTCGCTTCGGCTAACCTGCCCCCACAAACGACGAGCCTCTGTAAGGCGCGAAAGAGCCTGCGGCAAGTTTCCAGTTATAACGTCGTTTGGCGAGGCGTTAAGAACGAAATCATCAAGTTCGTCAGATATTTCGCGCCCAAGTCGTCGGACGTTTTCGTCTTGCGATTTAATAAGCGTCTTAGTGATATCGCTTCTTGCGGTATCAATATCAGTAAACTTGCGATCTTGATTGGCAAACTTGTCAAGTTTAGTCACAACAGCCTTAATTGCAGGCTGATCTGTAAATCCTTCGTCCGCCAACCTTTGCTTTAGGTTTGCAAGCATACGATTGTATGCGTTTGCTGAAAATACAACGCCCGCTTGATCAAGAGCCTTATATTGGTTTTTGGCCTGCTGATAAAACTGCTCTTCAGATGGCGTGCCTTTGCCAAAAAACTCCTTAACGGTTTGCGGGCCACGCGCGCTCAGTCGCCCAGTGGCCATTCCTCCAAGTACGCCTACAACGGAAAGCACCAGCGGATTACGAAGGAATGATCCTTCTTCTGATTCTTCAGTGGCTACTTGCTGCGCTAATGCGCCACCTGCGCCAGCCGCCGTTTGCGCTGCTGGGTCACGTCCCATCATAGAAAGAACGTTTTTTGTTACGCCAGGGCCATACGTTTGTGCGAGTTGGCGCAAAGCGTTGGCTTGAGAAAGAGCAGTAGTGGCCGCCTCTACTCCGCTTGCGGTATATCGTTGTGCCGCCGTCTCAGGTTGACGAAACACGCTTGGCATTAACGTCTCATAGCCGCCGCGAATTACGTCAGACGGAACGGGAACGCGCCTTTCAGACCCGGCGGCTTGTAAGCCAAGGTTTGCTAACGTCGATCCTAAATCGGTCAACGCAAGCGTGCCGACAGCGCCAGCACCCACAAGGGGGCCGCCAACAGCGGTTCCGCCAATTCCAACCGTGGCATAGGGAGCAATAGCGCGGTTAATTACACCCGCATATTGGGATAGCGCATCAAGCCCTTGACGCTGCGGAATCTGGTCTTGGTCCGATCTGCCGCCGTACTGTTGAATTAACGCCATCATATCTACAGGCGCAGCACCGGGTTGAGCAGCAGGCTGTCCGCCATACTGCTTAATCAGCGCGTCAACATCGACAACCGGCTTATCGCCTATCTTGGTGACGGTAACGTCTGACCTTTCAGCCATTACTTAATCCCCGCAGCCTTCTTAAAGTTATCAGCCGCTTCTTTGTTTGGGAACGTAACTGCGCCAACACCCGGAACTTGAACGGTTATTCCGGCTTGACCAAGAGGTCTGCCACCGGGGCCGGTAACAGTAACTTCTGGCGGAGGCGGTAACTTAAATGACTGTTTCTTGCGACCATAGTCTCTAAAGAAGTCATCCAATTCGCCGGACTCAATTCGGCTGTTGTATTCGTCAACCAATTCTCGTTTGTATTTGGCACGCATTTCAGCCATTTGGATAAGAGTTTCTTTATCCAAAGATCGAGTACCCGATATAACTTGCCGCAAAAACTCTCGTTCGGCAGGGGTGTCTAGGCCACGAGCGCCAACACCGAGTGCTTGAAACTGAGTAAACACGTCCGAGCCAAGCAACGCTTCCAAGTATTCAGTATCAGCAACCTTTTCAATTGCTTCAGGTTTGCCGCCAGCAGCCGCTTTAAGACGATTAAATCCAAGTTCAAGTTCAGCCGTGATGCCAGTAGAAGGCTTGCCTTCCTTAAGCAATTTAACGGTTTCGTAATCTTTGTTAATACTTCTTGCCGCTGTTCTAACCGTATTAAACTCAACCATTTCCGCTTCTGCGCCGCCCTTACCAAGGGTTTTAGAGCGTTCAGTTTCGGCGATGATGTTAGTAACAGGGCGATTTGGCGAAGCCGTAACAGTTGCTCGACTACCAAGCACTTCTTCAGCAGGACCGCCAAGTTTTGGCACGCGAAGGGCGCGAGTTTCGCCACCCAAGTCTTGCTGCATAACGGTAGTTTCAAGTTGCTGTACAGGCGTTAATGCCTGTACCTGAAGTCGGCGCATAGCGGCTTGCAACTGTCGTGGATCGTCAGGCATCGCCTCAAAACGACTAAACGCTTCCGGCGTTAATAGTTTTCTTTCCACGGCAGCAGCGGCCCACGGCAAAATAGCCGCTTTGTTAAGTGATGCAGGATCATTAGCAAATGCTCCGGCCTCGCTGCCAAGTAGCGCAAACTGAGCCGCCTCTGCTTCAAGACCTGCCTTACGTGATTGCCCCGTGGACGTGGCAAAATCCATGACTTGCTTGGCTTCTTCGGGAAACCCGCCTTGAAGCAACGCATTAGCAATTGACTGTGGATCGCGCTGTCCTTCCGGTTGTTTGGTAAGAACATTCTGCAACGCTTGCGCTCGCGCTGTTTTTAGTTGGTTAGCAGCAATCGTAGATTGCGACTCACGAATCGCCATAGCGTTTCGCGCCAAGGTCAGCGGATTCTCCAACTGAATGGGTTGGACTTGGGGAACAAAAATCTGTGGATTGATAGGCATGGCTTATCTCTTCAAAGCGTCTAGTACGTTTTGGCCTTGCTGATAATTAAGGTACTGCCCAAGCGCTTGGTTTAGCGCATTTCCCATACCGGCATATCCCGAAGCGCGAGCAGCGCCGCCAGCCATTAGCAGGTTACCCACGTTCTCCCCGTACTGCCCAGCCTGACCAGCAACCTGTTGAGTAGCAGCCTGACCAGCGCCGTACAGGCTACCAAGAGCGCCCAATCGTGTACCCAACTGTGCCTGCGCTCGATTAAAGGCGTTCATGTACTCCTGAGACGCCAAGTCTTGACCGTAACGCTGACCAGCCTTGATGGCGCCGCCTGACAGCAGATTGCCGCGAGCAGACTGCATACGTTCTAGCGCACGCTCTCCTTCACGCAGACGAAAGCCGTAACCAGGGTCCATCTGCATGTCGCGCTCGCCAAAACCACGAGTCAACATGCCGTAATCCGCCGCAGTCTGATCGCCGCCAATTCCAAGCAGCCGCATCAGTTCGTTCTGCGAGGTAATGCCAGCCTGACGAAATGGCTCTGCCAGTTCCGTTTGTTTCTGGAATATCTCGCGCTGAACTTCAGCGGACTGGTCGGCGGCTTGTTTCTGTGCCGACGCGCCCTTTTTAGCGCTGTATGCGCCTACGACGGCGCTGGTGGCTATTGCTGCTGCTATGGCTGACATACAAACTCCTGCGTCGGCAGATAGACGCCAGATAGCGCCAAAGTTTGCCGATAATCTATAGTAACTTCTTGCCCTACGCTACCGCCCTTGCACCCGTCAAGGTCTACCAGCGCCACCAAGTCGATGTCGCCGTTTTCCCGCATTACCATGCGGCAATTTGGTGTTAAAGAATGATTTACATAACGACCGGCTTGGGTGCGTTTACCGTCAATTCGAGCGGGCATAATTACCTGACCGGCAAGGACGGGTGCGGTAGCAAACAACCCTTTGCCCTCAATTTCTGAGTCTTGAATTCGCACAATCCCGCACTCTATGTGGATTTGGTCATCCGTGTTGGCAGACTGAGCCTCAACAACGTCGGCGGGGATGCCGCACTCTGCCAGCAAGCACTGAAAGTCTTGCCGATCAGCGGCACGCCCAAACTGGCGTTGTGCCAAATCTGCAATTTGATGCTGCTGCCACGTTTCGCTTTTTTCAATAAACGTGGCTTCAATTTCGTCGGCATCTTTTAAGTCAGTAGGATAAATGTTCTGCCAAACGGTATCTTCCAGAACGTAGCCAATCTTGCGGCCTGGTGCGCTGGTGTAAATAAGCGGAGCGGATACGGTTCGTAATGTACCGTCGTCGTGCAGCATAACTACCTTGCCGCGCAGCAAGATGTTCAGATGCTCATGCTTTTGCTTGTGACCCACGGCCAACGTTCCGGCAGGCAAAAACACTTCTCTGATAGCAACGCCGGGGCCAAAGTAGTGCGTTACCGGGCAATCTACTTGCGGCATAGGCAGCATGGCAGTTTCGGCTTCTTCTGGGCTGCCGAACAACTGCAACGCTTGGGCGCCTATGGTCGCTAGTTCTGTCACGAGACTTCTCGCCCCGACGAACGGATGTTGATAGCCGACGCCGTACCGGCAATCGTCGAGATAAACCCGCCCGGTTGCAGGACGTGGCCGACCAGTTCGGGAAACGTGTACGTCTCGCTCGGCAACAGCGTCTTGTTCTTGATGATCAAGTTCTGGTTGCCCGAGGAGTCAAACTGGGTCACGAGGTTGACCGACAGGGTAGCCGCCGCAGCGCTGTAGTTGGTCGCCGTGAACTTGTCGATAATGGCCGACACGTTCTGGGCAATGTATTGAGTTACTTGGGTGTTCTCCGCAATCTTTGCGGGGATCAGGACTTTGACGTTAACTGCCATGTGTCACCTAAAAGGTAAAGACCATTCGGACGCGGCCATTAGACCCAGACAGGCCAGCGGCACCGCCCTCTACCGGATCACCACCGTCACCGCCAGCGCCACCAGTAAGGCTACCCACACCAGCGATTGCAGCCGCACCTGTCTGCGTAAAAGCCGCTCCGCCGTTGCCGTTAGTGTTGGTCGTATTGCCGCCAGAGGCCGTGCCGCCAGCACCCTGCTGACTGCCGTAGATACCGATACCACCGTAACCTCCAAAGCCTCCAGTTGCGATCATCTCGGGCAGCGCATACGTTCCGGCATACGCCACTGACTGAGTGCCAGCACCGCCTACCGCATCGCCAAGTGAGCCGCCTGTGCCAGCCACGCCGACAGTGTACAGGATCGTTTTACCGGCATCTGGGCCAGTTAGAACGAGTACAGTCTTGGAGTAGGCACCCCCGCCTCCACCGCCACCAGGGTTCTCCTGCGGCTCGTAGGCAAACTCACCAAAGATGTTGGTTACCGTACCGTAGCCGCCACCACCACCTGCGCCCCATACCTCGATGGTGACGCCCGTAGCGCTGGCAGGGATCGTGACCGACCCAGACCCGGACGAGTAATCAACAACGCCCGCACCGGCTCCTCCGGTCGTGCCTGCAATCGCCGCTGCTAAGGTAGCGCCGCCCATTAGGTCAACCCTGCTCCGCTGATCAGCCACGAGGTTGAGCCAATCTTGACGCAGGTCGCCAAGCCGTTTTGCGCGAGGGTGCGAGTGCCGGTGGTTGTGCTGTTAGCCAGCGTCAGCGTGTCGGTCGTAATGCCAATCGACAGCGCCGTAGCGTTGAGGTTGACGATAATAACCACGGTGCCAACCGGGAACGCGACAGCGACGTTAGCCGGAATGGTCAGCGTCAGCGACGAGCCGTTCATTAGGATGGACTTGCCGCGATCCGCCAGCACTAACTGGTAGTTAGCCGTTTGGCTGTTCTGCGGAGCCTCTCGATAGCCTACGGCGTAATTAACGCTAGTCGTCGCGTTATCAGGGATAAGCGGCGTGCCGGTAAACGTGGGCGAGGCAATCGGAGCGTAGGTTGCCGCAGCAGCCGTCGTCGTTAAGGCGTTGGTGATGCCATAGCCAGCCACCGTCGTCGGCGTGCCGGTAATAGTGGACCACGCAATAGACTGCGTAGATACGTCGTTAATACCACCGATGTCGTCGTATTCGCCGATCTGCACGTCGTTGGCGTCTTTCAATACAAACCGATACAGCACGCCTTCCGACAGCCACATGTCCTCCGGCAGTCTGCCGCCAGAGTTAAGGATGATGGGATTGGCATTAGCAGACGTGCCTAGCACCGACGTGTAAGTCGTCTGCGGGGTTGTGGTGCCAGCAGCGTAGGTGTAAATCTTTCCGCCCGACAGCACTGAGTTGTCGTCGGTAAAGAACTGCGCTCCGGCGCCAGCAAAGGCTGAAAGGTAAACGGTCATACATACACCTGCATAACGGTCAAAATGATAGAAGGTATGGCTGGGACAGGAGCGGCAGCCGCAAATTGCTGCAACTGCACGCTTAAGTCACTGACGGAAAAGTACAACTGAAAGTAATCGCCGTTAGACAATGGCAAGAAAAAGTTAGCCGCTGAAAAGATTTCAGCGTTGTTGCCTTGAATCTGAATTAACGACGCCGAGTTGGCTACCGCTGTGCCGTTGATAGCAGGCCAAATATAAAGTTGCCCTGAGCCACCCGAAGTTTTGTCTACTTGAATAGAAAACTGCACGTTGTAGATAGCGGGGCGCGTGACCTTGATCTTGCTGCTATCAGCGGGATCGCGGTACACGCCATAAGCAGGATCGGCGTTGTTGTACGTAATGGCTTTAGCCGTATTGATAACCGTTGCCGCTTGCGTCTGCGTTGAGAAAAACGACCCGTAGTTAATTAGACCCGGTTCAAACCGAGGCGGCCCTTTCTGCAAATCGTCAATATTGCCACGCAGTACCGCTACCTCGTCCTCGACGTTAGCGGCCAGCGACGGGGTAATCTCAAGGTCAGCAATAGAGGTGGACGTAGTGCCGCCACCCGTCAGTTGATACTGATTGTTAAGGAAGCGGAACCACTCACGCGAAACCAAGCCCGTCCGTTCGTCGAGGAACGGAACACGCGGGGCAGGAATTTGCGTAATGTTCTGTGCCATTACGATGCCGTCGGACTAATCTGTAGTTCGGCGCCCATGATGGCAACCTTGACGGGATCGGTGCCGCTGACCTCATATACGCGGTCGCGCAGTTTTAGCGTCATGCCAAGGCGGCGGAAGATGGCACGAGTGCCGTACTGACCAGTGCGACCCATCGAGGTCGTGCGCTCGCCGTTCCAAGTGTGACCGCCATCGTCTGACCAGCGCAGCATCAACTGCGGGTTAGCGCCCGTAACAGGCGTGTACTCAAGAATAATGTCTTGTCCGCTTTCGGTTTCTAAAATCGCAAGCGATTCAGAGCCTAAATATATGTAATCTTCCAGCGCATACCCAGACAAGCCAACGCCTGTCTCGCAATCAATCTGAAGCGAGTGATGGGCGGTGCGCTTGAGGTCATTGGCGCCAGTCGGCAACGCACGCCAACGGCGCAGCCATTTCTGCACAGCGCCGTCATCGGCGTATACGTCTAAGTCAAACGCATACAACTTGCCGTTTTGGTAATCGCCAACAATCGGGTCGCCATTAAATCGAGCGTGGCAATTACCACGATGACGCTTGAAGTCTCCGTTGCGAAACCCTGCGCGCTCGTGCCATGCGCCCGTCGCGGCATCAAACACCCACGTCGTGTCTGCGTTCGTAAAGTTCAACACGTAGAACGTGTGACCGTCCTGTTGGTAGGTGTAGCCCACCGCGTCAGTCAGATCGCCATAGCCTTGAATAGCAAACTCAACGGCATGAGTAGATACACGGATGCCTTGATAACCGTTGGCTCGATAGACGATGCCCTGACCGCGAGCGTCTGCGCCTAGCCAAAAGACGGAGTTATCCATCTTGGCGACGGAGTACGGCGCAATACAGCCAATCTCGTTATAAGCGCCTTGGATGCGGGTAAGGGGGAAGTCAGGGTCGCCCGAGTTATACCAGACCTCCACCGAGTTCGTGCCAAACAGCCACGCTTCTCGGTGGTCAATGATGAGGGAGACTAACCCGTCTGGTGAACCCTCCGCGCTCGCAAAATCCAAGGGGTCAATAGACAAACCATCAAGAAGTTGTGTCACCCATACTCTTTGCGAGTTCGGCTCGTTGAACACAAAGTAACCGTCAAGGTAGCCGACCGTGACAGCGCCCGGAAAGTCCGGGTCAGTGATCTGCTGAAAAACGTCTGTATCGGAGTTGTATATAAACCCGTCTGGATTGCACGCAATAAAAATTTGCGTGCCGTTATCAGTCATTGAAACGGGGCCGGTACCTGTTACGTCACCCTTTTTAACGGCTGCGTAATTGCTGCTAACGCTGTAAAACTCTTCGCCAGATACAACGTAAAGTTTGTCTTTTAAACTCCACAGCCCGCGAATCGGGCCAGTTCCAACTGTGGTCTTTAATGCCAAACCTGGGCAACGCTGTAGGTACGCAGGCTCTTTTCCACCTTCCGGCACGACTTCTGGATAAAGATTGACCATCCGGTTGTCGGCAGCGTTGACCGACCGGATGACATACGACGACCCTAAGATTGGAGTATGCATTAGGCAGCGCTTTTATGGTAAAGTTTAGACATGAGACGCAACCAAGTCACACTTGAACATCTCCGCCAAACGCTTAACTACTGCCCGGAAACCGGGGCCTTTACGTGGGCAAAAAAGACTTGCCGAAAAGTCGTTCCCGGCGCAGAGGCCGGATACATTCGTCCAGATGGATACCGAATTATTAGGATCGACAAAATTGGATACAGAGCCAGCCGCCTTGCTTGGTTTTACATGACTGGCGAATGGCCTAAAAACGATATTGACCATATAGACGGCAATACCCAAAACAACAGTTTTAACAATTTGAGAGATGTTACTACGGCTGGAAACATTCAAAATCAGCGCAAACAACATAATCGCAACAAATCTAGCAAGTACCTTGGCGTTTCTCGATTTAGAAATGGCAAGCGATACCGAGCAAGAATTTGCACTAATGGCGCGCAAACCCTGCTTGGTTGGTTTGATACCCCGGAAGAGGCTCATCAAGCCTATGTTGAAGCCAAACGTAAACATCATTCTACTTGCACCATTTAGCGTAAAATAATGTTTTAGAAGTTGCCAGTGAATATATTAAACCTTGGACGGTTGACGATCAGTGCCGCTGGCATTGCCATCAAGTCATCCGGGTTGTTGATGCGCTTCAGGTCGCGCTTGCTGGTCATTGCAATGCGCTGCACCTGCGGAGACGGTTCGACACCAAACTCGGCTGCAAGTTCACAGGCCAAGCAAAAGCGGAACGCGCGCAGGTATCCAGGCGGGAACGCAAGGGTGGTGTCCAGCGTGGCTGGTTGCGCCAGCGGACGCACCGACACAAAGTGAAACTCCAGTATCTTGGTCGGTACTGGGTAAATGTAAATCTCCACGTCCGGGTAGGTCATATTGACCCACATCAACTGTGGATAAGTTGAGGTTACTGTCTTAAGGGCAATATTGTTGTACTGCTCGTTATTGATCAGTTTGATGCCATACGACACGTTGGTCGATGGGTCACGGAAATAGGTAGCGTCGTCCATCAGGATCGGACGCTCGGCCACAAACGTGCCGGTCGGCCCCATCGTAATGTTACGGACGGTAGGCAGCCAGTTGTAGACTTGATCTTGGGTCGAGAAGACCGCCAGACGCTCCGTACTCCAAGAGTCAAGCATCTGGTTTAGAGCAGCGAGGGCGTCTTGAGACGTGGCTGCCGAAGGCACTTCACCTTCTGCTAATTGCCCGATCAGACGCAGCGCACCGTTGATCTGGTCAGCAGCGGTGGTTGCCATGTATTACTCCCGGCGTCGTCGTCGCGCCCTTAGTGCATTATCAGAAGTCCCCGATGCCGACAAGTTTGCCGACACCGGGGATTCTGAATCATCTGGGCTAGAGGGGTCAAACTCCTCCCACCCATGCTCCATATCTTCCCGCGCTTCTAGCACCGAGATTGCTACTTTCTCGCCGTGCTTGTGATGACGAAGGTAGATATTCGGCATATTAGGCAACAGTAAATTGCAGGCTATAAACGGGGAACGTGACGGTGTTCGCCAGCGTACCCGTAACAGCGGCTCGAATGCGGAGACGGTCGCCCGCCGCCACAACAAGATTCGCTGCCGTGCCGTTTAGCGTCAGCACTCGACGTGCGTTCGCTGAAAGCCCAGTGCCGCCCGTGGCCTTGGTTGTGTTCGCGTCAGTTGCCGCGAGCATTGCCGTCGTGCCAGAGCCGGTCGTTGCAAGGTTGGTAATTGAGAACGTAATGTAGTTGCTGTCGCTCGCCGTCAGCGCATCAACGCCTGAAAACCACGCCGCGTTCAACGTTCCGGCAGCAGGGGCAACGACATAAACGTCATTGTTACCCGTGGCTACCGCAATCGTCGCACCCTGTTGTGCGCCGGTAAAACCGCTACGCACGTTAGAGTTAACGAGGGTCGCGGAATCAAGGCTTCCGTTGATAATCGCTTGGTCCGAAAAGGCAACGCCAATCGCCTGTGTATTAGGCATAGAAATACCCCTTTAGGTAATACCCCCGACAGATCGCTCTGCCGGGGGCGTTGCCATTACGAAATGCGGTAGCAGGTCCACGTACCGTCGCCCGTCTTGCGAGCGCGGAAGTGACCCGAAGTACCGTTATCAACCTGACCAGCGCCAACCAGCGTCCAGCCCGTGCCAATCGCCACGGTTACGTCATCCGTACCCGCGTCGATGTTGATGACAAAGAAGTCAAACGCAGCGTCCACCTTTGAGGCAGATGAAACGTAGATTTCAAGGTCAGCAACAGAAGGCAGCGTCAAGTCGCCAGCCGTGCCATTAAAGGTAAACAGGCCATTAGCCAACTGAGCAGCAGTTGCCGTAGCAGCCGCAGTCAGAGCGGTCGGAGCGCCCTGTACAAACAGGATCGGTTCGCCGACGTTGCCGTCTGTAACCTGATAACCACCAGCGCCATTAGGAAGTGCCATTTTGAATTACTCCGTGAATTAAGTTAAGGGTTAGCCCCAGAGACGCACGCCCATTTGCGGGCGAATCACCGAGTAGCCATACAGCACGTCAATACGGCACGGCATACGGTCGTTGTTGATGTCGTACTGACGGACAACGCGCATGGACACACCGTTGTGGACCTGACGCGAAGCCATGTCAACGCCCTGCGGGAGCAGGAGGTCAGCCGTGGCAAACGCAATCGCGTCCTTGTGGTACACGAGGTTCTGCGGATACTGGGTCGAAGCGCCACCCAAGAAGGTGACAGCAGCGCCAGACTGCGGGAACGAGTCAACGGTCGCAAGAGCGTTCGACGAGGTGTAGATCGCCGGGCTGATCTCAACTGAGGCATACGCACCGCCGGTCGCCGCAACGTCCTTCGTGCAGACGAACTGCTGGAGCGAGCCAGTCGATTCGCGGGTCTGCGGGTTAACAGCAAACACGCCAGCGATGGTGAACACGTCGCCCTTCTTGATGGTCTGCGTGCCGGTGCCAGTGATGGCAATAGCAGCAGTACCTTGGGCCGTCACAGTGGTCGTGACCGTGTGAGCGCCCGAGCGGCTGCCAGTCGTGAACTGCTTGATTGACTGCGACATGTTGAGTTCTTCGAACCCAAGGATGCCTTCGCCAAACATGCCGTTCTTGAACTGCGACGAGATCGTGCTGACCGGGTTAAACAAGCCCTTCATGCCCTCGATGAGCGCGGCGTT